AATGTAAATATTGTGAATTTCAGGGCAAATACTGTCCTGGATTATATAGTATTTAGATAGATAAAAATAGAATGTTTTATAATGAGGATGTCAAGTATATATATGGGATAATATGTTAAGCTAACATACCTAGTAAAGTATTTCATGGAAAGTACAACCATTAGCACTTACAATACTTATATACAGAAACACTTTATAAGACAAGAACACAGCCTCTAAGGAGTGAGTCTTGATTTTGAAGACTTGGTGCACCCGTGGATTTTATCTATCTATTAACACGGAGAAACACTAATGAAAACAGGAATTTAGGGACCTTAAGAAATTTAAACTTAGCTTATCCCAAAGTGGATAAAGTGCAGCCTATGCTTAAATAGAGTTTAAAAAGAGGGATAACGAGCGAAGAAGTCAAAGAACATCCAAAATAGGCATTGGACACCTAATCGCATGGTATGCTGTACACACCTAGGTAACGCCTAAAAGTACGGCTGATAACTAATTGGAGATAATATGAAATTAGAATGTAGTATATGTGGACAAGAACATGACGACCCTTATGGACACAATGCAGAACCTATCAATGATGGTAGATGTTGTGCAGTCTGTAATTTTGATATAGTTTTGCCTACAAGAATAAGATTAATGTTTGCAGATAAAGGCAGTAAAGTTGCCGAAATGATAGTAAAACAAGTTAAACAAAGAAAGTTGGAGGAATAACAAATGGGATTCGATTTATACGGAGAAAATCCAAAAGTAGTAAAAGGCTTTTCAGATAAGAAAAGTGAACGATATGAAGAGTTATGTGCTATGTCTTACGAAGATAGAGAAAAACAAGGACTTAACGATGAGTATTGGGAATTAAATAGTGAATGGGAAAATAAAAATCCAGGAACTTATTTTAGAAATAATGTTTGGTGGTGGAGACCTTTATGGGGATTTACTTGCGACCATTGTGAAGACATTTTAACAGAAAAAGATATGAATGCTGGAACTTGGAATGACGGACATGTTATTACTGAAGATAAAGCAATAGCAATAGCTAAAAGGTTAAAAGAAGCTTTAGAAAGTCCTGAAACTAAAGAATATTTTGATGAACATAAAAGAAAAATGGAACAAGCAAAGAAAGAAAATGAAAAGCTCAATGAACAAAAAGATGCATTAAATAAAATAGCTATAACTATGACAGGAGATAAGGACATTGTTCCAATGAATTATCCTAAAGAGTTAAAGAAACAGTTTGACGCATTGCTTGAAGAAAGAAATTGGGCAGCTAGTTATCCTATTAACAGGGAAAATGTAGAAAACTTTGTAGAATTCGCAGAACAATCAGGAGGGTTTTCAATATGTTAAAAATTACAAATGAAGATAATTATGCAATGGTTGGAGACGGAAAAGATAACAATCCAATAAACAAAATATACAAAGACGAATGGATAGCATTTCTTGAAGTTAGACAAGATGGACAACATAATATGTTTAGTCCTGAAGCTAGAAATAGTGCTAGTATAGACAAAGATACTTGGAAACAAATTATGAGTAACTTTGACGATTTGTATGATAAATGGGGGGATTTAAATGAGTGCGTTTAGTGTATTAAGTAAAATAGATGTAAGTGAGCATACAGAAAAGAAAGGTAATTATACTTATCTTTCTTGGGCGTGGGCTGTTAAAGTATTGCTTGAAGAATTTCCTAAAGCTACATGGCAAGTACATACTTTTATAGATAATGGTACAGAATCACCTTATATGCGTACTGACGCTGGTTGTTTTGTACAAGTATCTGTTGAGATAGATAAAGTCATTAGAACTCAAATACATCCAGTATTAGACAATAGAAATAAAACTGTAGATGAACCTAATGCTTTTCAAGTAAACACATCAATACAACGTTGTTTAGCAAAAGCAATAGCATTACATGGATTAGGTTTATATATCTATGCTGGTGAAGATTTACCACAAGCTCCAGATGCGTTAAATAAAGAGCAATACAAATCAATGTTAGATTTACTTGCTATTATTGGCGATAAGGGTTTGGAAGCAAAATTAGTTGAACAAATTGGTAGTGAAACTATTAATGATTCTAACTATAAAGCGGCTTTTAATAAATTGAAGCGTAAAGCGGATAAAGTAAAAAAAGCAATAGACGAACTTGATGAAAAGAGAGCGGCTAAATGAAACTAAGTGAAATTGGAAAAGCAAAAGAAAACTATAGAGATGAACTGTATCAAACACATAATAGTTATACTATTGGTGTAAATGATGGTAAAGAGTTTCGTAATGCAATATTTACAGGAACTAAACTATACCATGGCAAACCAATGTTAACATTTGTTATGAAAACAGAAGATAATGAACATATTAATTTAAATATTAATCAAAGTTATTTGTCTTATAGTATAGAAGAACCTATGGAGGATAAACAAGATGGGTAAATTAACCTTAAAACAAGCGGAAGAACTTGTAAAAGATGGCGTCTTCACACAATCAGACCTTGAAAAAATGCAATCAGATGGTTTGATTAGTGCAGGTAGAGGCACAACTCGTAGATTTGTTAAAACAGGAGATGGTACTTGGGTATCACCTATGTTGTATTTTGCGGGTTTAAAAGGAGCAAAGTATTCTAAAGAGATGACTAAGCTCAAAATGGAAGTAAATAAAATAATAGAAAAATATACGAAAGGGGAAGCTAAATGAAAGAAGTAAAAGCAACGTATAACGAAAAAGATGACGGATTTGTACCAGTAGCAGAAGGAACTTATCCTGCTCATGTTAGCAAGTTTGAATCTAATGAATACAATGGTAGCATTGTGTTTAACCTAACATTCAAAGTAGCAGAAGAAGCAAAGGAAATAGAAATACCAAAACTAACTAAAGATTCTAATGGTAATTATGTACCAACAGGAGATGTAGTTAACGCTGGTTTTGTATCAGGAAACACATATCGTGTAGATAAAGGTGTTTGGCTGACTCCTAATCCTGCAGAAGGTGAAGGATGGAAAAACAGAAGATACAAAGAGTTCTTTGAAGGCTTAGGTGTACAATTTCCAAGCAATGACGCTGGAGATACTACACTAGCTGAAGTAGAAGAAAAGGATGTTATCGGATTTCCTTGTTTAATTGAATTAAAAGAAACTTCATTTACTAATTCAGAAGGTAAAGAAAGAACCTCTCTTAAAGTGACTAATGTTCACAAATGGGATGACGGTGATAGATTATCTGAAGAAGAAGTAGATGTTGATGACTTGCCATTTTAGGATAGAATGGCATTACCAAGCGGCGGTGCCTCACCTAGTTTAACTATCGGTTATCTACTAGGTTCATAAAGTAGGCACTCAGCTTATAGATTTGAGGATTCCATTTGCAACAAAGCTATATAGAGTCGATGGGATAGCTAATCCTCAAAAAATTAGAAGATAAAGAGAAAGCTTATCAACGTATATAGCGCAACTCCACAATGTATATATACAACAAACAGTAAAATAAACATACGTGGGTTTACTATTTCTCTTTGTTTTCTAATCATAAAATCGTATATTATGTGCGGACTTGTTTTATGTTGTGGTCCAGGATATTCCATGGAAAATCAACGTAGAAAGGTTGGCTACTAAGTCCGCATATATAAGGAGGAATCTTGGATAAATTAAAACAAGCACAAGAATTGTTGCGTGTCAACGTTGTCTGGAATAGAATAATAGAAAAAATTAAAGATAATTTAGATATTGGTTCTAGCGATAAAGACATTATAGATGATATTGTGCATAATGAATGGGCGAAGGAAATACGCAATGAACGAAGCAGTAATAACATTAAAAATAACAGATAGTGAACTGAATCTTATGATTGAAACACTAAGAAACACTACATTAAACGGTACTATGAAAGAACCTTTAGCTAGATTGCAAGGAGATTTTGAAGGTATAATGGAAAATGTAGCAGCTAAAAGAAGAACTAAAAAACTAATTGAGAGTAGAGAGGTTACAATTGGGTAAAAAAGTTAAATTGAGAACATTAAAACCAGGTGCAAGATTTAATAAAAATGGTACAGAAGGTGTATTATTGAGTATTGGTATTAATGCAGAGGTTATGGTTTATAGTTTACCAAATATTGAACATTATAATGAAAACGAAAGTTATTATAAAGGTAAACATACTTGGTCAGCTGGTACACTTGTGGAGGAACAATGAAATGCGAAGCATGTGGACACGAAACGGGAAGAAAATACAATCCAACAAAGCGTATCATTTCGCTTTTAGAAGAAAGAGGAAGCAATACAATTTGTCAAAGAAGGTTGAAACGAGTTATAAAGTTAATTCGTGAAAATATAAATTCCGATAAAAACAATCAAAAAACATTTTACTTTTTGCAAGCAATATCTAAGATACCTGATAAAACTGTAGAAAGAATAATTCATCAATATAATATGGATGAACACGTATACCAAGGTAAAGGATTTGCTTATTTACAGAAAATGATTATATCTGGATATCAGAATGAAGAAAAAATGTTAGAAAATGAAATAAGAAAGTTTGGTAGAACACCAAAAAAAGTTAAAGTAGAAAGAGGAGAGTATAAGAATGTCTATAGTAGCAATGGAGGAGACTCTATTTCCAGTTAAAGAAGTTCCAGCAACATTTATGAAAGCTGAAGGTAAGAAAAGAACTTTAGTGTCTGGAACAGGTCATAAATTCATAATAAGAGAAGATACAGGAGATGTATTGTCTTGTATGACTGATGAATACAAAGTAGTTGACAACAAATCAGTTGTTAGTAAAGTTCAAAAAGTATTAAAAGGTTCTGGTGCTGAGTTATCAGAAGCTAGAACATTTTCTAATGGTTCAAAAGCTATTTGGAAATGGAATTTTCCTAAAACTGAAGTAAAAGTTGAAAAAGGTGATTTAATAAATCCACAATTAATAGTAGCAAATAGTTACGATGGTAGCACATCTGTTAATGTTATGGGTGGTGCATTTAGGCTTGTATGTTTAAATGGATTGACAATTGGTAATGTCTTAACAAAAAAGAAAGCTGTACATAAAAATAATAATACTAGTATTAACCAAATAGATAGTACTATTACTGATACAGTTGCTATGTTAGTTCAAATGTTTGAAACAGAATTTCCAAGACTAACAAAGACTAAGTTAAGAGGTAAACATTTAGTTGATATGGCTAAACTGATTCCACAACAATATATGGAAGACTTTACAAGATATTGTTTAAATAATAATATGAAAACATATTGGGATTTATTGAATGCTTGTACTTATGTAGCAACACACGTTGCGCATAGAGATAGAGAATCTATTCATATTATGGAGAATCAGATTTATCCAACAATAACAAGATTAGCAAGAGCGTAGGTTCCTGAGAATAAGATAGCTTCTTAATAAAGGTCCCTGAGATTAGACCACTTGATAGAGACTGGCTACTGTACAGAAGTCATATAGAGAGCGTAGCATGACCCTTTCTACAAAGTCTATTCTCTTGCTAGTAATTAAAGGTAACAACTTACTAACATGTGAAATGTCTTGTTATGGTTACCTTTTGGGTGGTGATGGATTAGCCAGTAGACTCTAGAGTTTATAAGCCACCTAAAGAATTAGAAAGTTGATATGGAGAAAACTCATATCGTAAAACTCAATGACGGACCGAACCCTAGGGCGATACCTTTAATATAATCGGTTGGGGACAGAGTTTGAGCTCATATTTGAAGCGAATCTTTCTATATGGTGCTATCGGAGTGATAGTTAAATGGTTACGTAATAACACAGCCAAAACATTAGGAGTAGCAACAGAAGGTGAGTCTTACTTAAAGTCTATAGAAGCCGAAACTAGCTACTCCTATAACATTATAGGAGAAAATATGAGTTTAAGTTTACATGATAAAAACAACAATCCCTTAAAATGTGAAAGCAGTTTTGAAGAAAGACTTAAAAAATTTAAGACAATCTATGCTTATACAGAAGAACATGAAGCATTAACTGAAAAGTTTGCAAAAGAACATGGTAGAGCTTGGTGGGTTTTTTGTAGTACTCAACAAGTTGAAAAGTTTAAAGACCAATGGATTGAACAGTTTAGAGTTAAGGAGGAACGATGTCTGAAAGAAAATCAAAAATAGATATGGATGATATGTGGGTATGCGATTATTGCGGTACAGAAGAAGTATCTCAAAGTGCATGGGTTAACATCAATACAGAAACAATGATAGATTTTATAGATGGTACTTATTGGTGTGAAAGCTGTGAAGAAGAAACAGAACCAATAACATACTTTGAATTTAAAGAAAAGATTATTGAAGAATGCGGAGGCAATAAAGATAAATATGATAAAATAATGGATGGGAGTAGAATGTAATGGGATATTTTAAGAAATTAGAAATAGAAAAAATGGATAACTACAAGTTGAGAGAAGCAGAAGACTTTAAAGACAATGTAGATATTCCTGTGCAACCAAGTGAAGATACTACGTGGAGTATTAAACACGAAGGACACTTGAACAGAAATAATATAATCTTCCATACTAATAAATATCAAAAACTTTACCAAAAGATGAAAAAAGTTGATGATAAATTGAAGGAGCATAGAGATGAGTGACGCTGAAAAAGCATTTGATTTGCAAGAAAAAATAGCAAAGTTAATAGATAAACTAGATGAGCTTGGATTTGAATATATGTATTATAATAATATAAGCTCAATAAGAAGAAAGAGGGATTATGGAAAAAGAAAAACAGATAGATGACACTATTAGTGTAGATGTATACTATTCTTTTGATGAAGAAACAGGATATTATCTTGATAGAGAAGGTATAACAGATGAATTTATGTCAAGGTTAGGTGAAATAGAGGAAAATATAGACAATCTAAATCACGAACGTAATGACCATTTAAGAACTAAATATATGGAGGGTTAAGTGAAAGAAACTTTAGAAAAAAAATATAAAAGAACTAAAATGTGGTACGATTCAGCTAGAAGATTGCTTCAAGGTAGAACTATTGAAAATGTATGGTGGCAAGAATGGGATAAAGATTATCCAGAAGAAGGTACTGGTTTAGTATTTTCTACAGACAAAGGTGACGTATTCTTTTTAGGAATGGATGATGAAGGTAATGGTCCAGGTGCATTACATACTGGTATGAGCGATGAACGTAGAGAAAAGTTTAAAAAAGAAGGACTATGTGTTTCTTGTTTACCAGTAGGCGTAGAAAGCAATTCATCATATAGAGAAATGTGGGAAAAATTAAATGGAGTTAAAGATGGTTAAAAAATATACATTTGAAGAACTATTAGATTTATCATACGGAGAATACCCTTGGTGGACTACAGCTGATAATCACGATGAAAGAATGTTTTATACAGCTATACATTATCAAATGATGGCTGATATGGCTATAAAGAAAAAGTTTCATCCAGATTATGCTGGTGGTGTTATAGATAAATTTGTGTTTGAATATTATGATTCAGCACATGATATAGTATTTTGGAAAACATACGGTATTGGAAGAAAGAAAAATGAAGAATGATTGTCCAACTATATTCCCTTACTATGGAGGCAAATATAATTTATCCAGAAAACTTGTTCCTAAGTTTTATAGCCATAAACGTTATATTGAAGTATTTCTTGGCGGGGGAAGTATGTTTTTCAGAAAAGAAAAAGCACAAATAAATATATTAAATGATTTGCATAATGATATAATAAATTTGTATATTTCAGTAGCGGAGGATTTCGACAAGTTTAGACATTATTGTAAACACATACTATTGTCTAGAACTCTTCACGAAGACTATAGGAAACTAATACATAGTAAATCAAAAGTAGATATACCAGATTATAAAAGAGCGGCAATGTACTTTTTTGTACTAAAAACTGCTTTTAACAAGAATCCACATTTGCCTTTATCTAAAGATGCAAAATGGAATGATAATATTCTGGCTGATTTAGAACCAAGTAGACAAAAACTAAATAATGTGTTTATTGAAAACATGGATTTTAGAAAGTTAATTGAAAAGTATGAGCCAAAAGAAGGAGATATGTGGTATTTAGACCCTCCTTACTTTGCAGCTACAGATAGAAATGATTACTATATACATTCATTTACAGAAGATGACCATTTGAGCTTAAAAGAAGTTTGCGATGAAATTGATGCAAGCGGGGGAAAGTTTATGGTGTCTTATGATGATAGACCTGAAATATGGCAAATGTATAGGTTTTACTTTATAGATGTAATACCAATTAAATATGCTGGTCAATTACATAGTGATGAAAAGAAAAATGAATTAGTTATTACAAACTATATTCCAAAAGAAAAACAAATTAGTTTATTTACAGAATCGGAGGTGTAATGAAAGAGCTTACAGACAAAAAAGACCTTAAGCAGACAAATGGACTGGAACCTATGCCCAAGAATGAAGAAGCAGAAATAGCTTTATTAGGTAGTATTTTACTAGAAGGCGATGAAATCTTTGAAAAAGCTAAATCAGTTATAAAAGAATCTAAAGCATTCTATACTACAAAACATCAAGAGTTGTGGAAATCATTTCATAGGCTGTATAAAAACAATGTGCCAATAGATACTGTTACAGTATTTGGAGATTTAAAGGATAATGTAAAAGACCATACTTTAACTACTTATTATTTAACTGGATTAGCTGATGGAGTTCCTACTACTGCGAACGCTGAAACTTACGCTAAGAACATTTGGTATAAGTTTATACAACGTAAAGCGGTAAAAAGTTCCCAAATATTATATAACTTAACTTTACAAAATACGGATGATATTGTAGAAGTCTTACATCAACATGAAAAGATTATACAAGACTTAAAAGATATTGCTCCAAGTAAAATTGTAGAAACTAAAGATATATTAGACAATACAGTTAAAGCATTAAAAGAAGGCACAAACTTAATACCCTTTGGTATTGAACAGTTAGATAGTGCAGCAGGTGGTATGACAAGAGGCGAAATTACAGTTGTAGGTGGTAGACCAGGACATGGTAAAACTACTATGATTATTAATATTGTTAAACGATTACTTGAACAAGGTAAAAAAGTTATGCTATTTAATCGTGAGATGACTAATGTTGAAATGATGAAAAAGATTTTAGTAATGGAGTTTCAGCAATTTAGTTACGAACGTATTAGGAAAGCTTCTGATATTAGTAAAGAAATAACTGAAATTAATTTAAAGAAAGAAGAACTTGGTGAAAAATACAAAAACTTAATTATGTTAGATGATTGTAAAACACTTGCAGATGCTATGAAAGAGATAAGTAAAGAAAAACCAGATGTAGTCCTTGATGATTATATCCAACTTATTCGTACAGATGGAAATAGTAAGGACAGAAGGTTTGAAATAGAAGACATTATGCTTGATTACAAATGGATTTGTAAGAAACTTAAATGTAGTGCTATATTAGTATCTCAATTAAATAGAGAAATTGAAAGAAGATTAGACCCTAGACCAAAGTTATCAGACTTTGCGGAAAGTGGTGTGATTGAACAAACTGCTGAAGCGGCGTTCTTTGTATACTATCCTTATGCGGTAGATAATAGAGACAATGATAAATATGAAATTGAAGTAATATGTCAAAAAGCTAGATATGGGCAATTAGGTTCATATAATATGGGCTTTAATGGAGACAAGTGTAGTGTATACTTTGACCGAAATGAAGCAATTAGAATGATGAATAAATGAAAATTATAACTATAGACCCTGGATGGAGTGGGGCAGTTGCTTTCTTTGACTCAACGAACCTCCAATTCACTACCAATTGTCCTACTTCCAGGGAACCTGAAGATATGGTAAAAATAATAAAAAACGCTATAGCTCGTAAAAAACCTAAAGTATATATAGAAAGAGTTTGGGCTAGACCTTATGAAAGAGGTGCTTTTACTTTTGGAGAAAATTATGGCGTTTGGCTAGGTATTATAGCGTCATTAGGATTGCAGAGAGTAGATGTATTGCCTAAAGTATGGCAACAGTTCATTGGAGGAGAGATACCAAAAGATTATACAGAACGAAAAAGATATTTTAAGAAAGTTGCTCAAGATTGGGCAGGAAATAATCACAAAGTTACATTAAAAAATGCAGACGCAATCTGTATTGGAATGTACGCATTAACGGAGGAAAAATGACATTAGAAAATAAAATAAAAGAAGAATGCAAAAATAAAGAAACTAGAAAGAAAATATTAGATAAACGTATGGAGATAGAATATGAAATAGCCCTATTGCAAAACAAACTTATCAAATTTGACGACAATGGATTACCAGGTTTACAAGAATTACTTGACGAATTTGGATGTCCTAAAGAATATACTTTAGAAAGTTTAGCAGAAGTTTAATTTCTACCTTCCATATAATTCAAAGATTGTAATATCGCCTCATCTGTATTAAGATTAGCCGTTTTCTTTTCTAAAGCAGATTTCGGGTATAGTCCTAACGTGTTTAAAATTGCGCTTGCTATAGGTCTTTCTGTTAATTCACGTCTTGCTGGATATATGCCCGTTTCTGTTTCTAAAAATGGAATAAAAGGATTTCTACCAGAAGCTAATGCTTCAAAAAATCTAGGTCCACTTTTCCATATAGTTCTATGTGCTTGAACATTTCCAATTTTTGTTATTTTTTCAGCCATAGTTACATCGCCATCTTCTTTAGCTGCGTTTTCTCTACCTAGCATGTAAGAAGCAAAAGTTCCATCTTTTACAAACATATCAAATACACCCAACATTTCTCCTACATCTAATATCATTCCAAATGTAGGACCCATATTTCCTGCAAAAATACCTCTATTATAAAATATTCTATCTCTTTCTTCGTCATCTTCTACTGTCATTAAATCATAGAATTTTTTAATTTCATTATAAGCTGCGTTTTCAAAAAAGTTACCCAATTGCCAATTTCCAATATCTGTTATAGCTTCTATTATCATAGTATAAGAAGACATTCTAACTGCTCTACCTACAGCATTAGTATTAATTTGTCCAGACCTTATATCTCCTAGTCCTTCTTCTATCATTTTTTTCTGCATAACAGCGTTAGATAATAAATAATGTTTAAACTGTAAAATAAGAGAACCTCTTTTACTTGTTTGTGCAAAAGATTTTTGAGCTGTACTATAATCGTAATGTAAAAATTTTGTTATATTTTTAGCAAATATTTCAGCATTTTTTTGTCTATAGTTTTTAAAAGCAACTTCATATTCATTACTTTTTACGCCTGTAATAGGGTCAACAGCGCTATCTCCCTCAGTATTATTTTTCATTTCTTCAATTTCTTTTTTGCTCTTTTTTAAGCTATATTCAAATTTTCTTTGATGCATTAACAAATTTCTATTTTGATTTGTCCATTCTTTTGCAAAAGATAGTTCGTAAGTATATTTTCTATTAATATCATTTTCTACTTTTTGAAGTAATCTACCACTTCTTTCTACAGCTCTTCCAACAAATTCATCTATACTATCTAAATAATTTTCAGTATATGCAATACTATAAGTTCCGTCAGCAGCTTGTTGTACTGGTAAATTAACATCAGAATAAGTTTCTTTAATATCAGCCCTTTTTAAACCACTTTTATCAAGACCTATATCAGCACGTATTCTTATAGTTTCATCGTCTTCTAGTATTTTTCGTAAAGATTTTACACCAGAAATTCCATAATAAATATGATTAAAATATCTTTGTGTAGCATTTTTACCTACAGATTTAAAATTCCAACCCATTTTACTAAAAAATTGCAATCCAGTAGAAATTCTAGTTAATTTATCAGCCAAAGGATTATTTGAAAAACCAGTAGTTTTTTGAAACAATTTATGCATCATAGCGTTTTGCACATCCATAGCGTTATGAAAATTTGTATATTCTGGATTATTTCCATATTTACGAGCCATTTCTTCTGTTTTATTTAATACTTTAAAGTAAGATTCAGTCATTCTCATGCTATGTAAAAATTTAGCAGAATTACGACTATATGAATCTAATAAAGGAAAAATATTATAATCCATCATAACATCTTGGTTTGCATCGTCTTTAATTTTTTTAGCTGTATACATATTGTTTTTTAGTATATCGTCTATAGCAATAAGACCATCAAACCCCATATTCATTTCTTTATCACTTTTTGCTGTAAATATTTTTTGCAAATTACCTTCAATGGTAGGAAAAACATCTAAAGTCAAAACGGGAAGCAAAGAACTTTCGTTTCCTTTTTCTTGAGCTTCTATATTTCTTTTAATATTATCTATATTATTTACTAGTTTTTCATAATTTGGATGATTTTTTATAGCTTTTGCTTTTGAATTTTTTAATAAATTTCCAAACTTTTTTATACCTTTTAACATTTCTGCGTTTGTAGAATGAGCTACATCATTTAACCAAGTTTTTGCAGCTTCTTTTGTTTCAGCTTTTATTTTTTCGTTATTAAACAATTTTGCACGTTCAGATTTAGTAGCTGTAATTATTCTGGAAAAATCTCTAAAAACTTTTAATTCACCTTTTTTAGTTAAATAATCTAAAGAATCTTTGTGAACCATTTTACCATCAACATCTAATGCAGGTTCTGTCATTTTTCCATTTACATCACCCTTTAAATAAAATTCTCTAGCTGCGTTTTCTCCAGTTGCTCCATTAAATTTTTCTTGCCCTTTAGCTATTCTAATTAAACGTCTATTTAAATTAGTTAATAATTTTTCTTGAGGCGTTTTTGAGCCAACAAGAAATTCTTTTGTTGATTGAAGAACGCTTCCTTCGTATTCTGAAGCTATTTTTAATAAATCTATAACATTTCCTAATTTTTTATTGTCTTTTAAAATTTTAGCATTAAACATATCATTTGCATCTAGTATTTTTCCAAATTCTTTATCGTGAATAGGACTTGTTTTAAATAATTCAGATTTAATATAAAACAATCTTTCTGCATTATTTGGTTGTTTTTCTAATTTCTTTAAAAAGTCTTTTTGTATATGACCTTGAACTCTATATTGTTCTACAGTTAAAAATTCCGTATCAGGTATATTTTCTTGTCCTCTTGCAGCTCTAATTTGTAAAGCATCATACATATCTGTTTGTTGAGCTTTTGGAAATAATTTTATAACAGGGTGTTCAGTCCATTGTTTCCAATATTTATCGTCTGATAATATTCTTCTGTCAATATCAGCATTTTCTCTAGCATTTCTACTAAATGGTGAACACAGTTTTTGCACAAGAGTTCTACCTTGTCCTTTTCGTCTTGCCATTATTTCATTCCTTTTGTTTTATTACAAATCATTTTAGCTCGTTCTTTTTTAAATTTTCTCATTTCTGAATGATTGCCTTTACTTGCCCAAGTTTTTGGAGGTTTTGTGTTTGGATTTGGTCCTACATTTAATAAAGGATTAATTCTATTACCATCTATTGTTCTACCTGAACGAGAACCTTCATCTAATGCAGTTTTAAATCCTGGCATACCATCTACAAGAACATCTTTTCCTGTAAGTTCGTTGTACATTCTAACATAACCTCCATACGAATCATTAGAATTTAACATTGCCGCTTCTAAACCGCTATTTCTAGCAAAATAAAATCTTTCATAAAAACTTAATTGACTTAAATTGCTTTGTTCTATAGCTTTTTTAAATGGAGACATAATATCTAGCAAATCTTTACTATGTTGATTAGGCATAAATGTTTTAACCATAATTGGTCTTGCTTCACTTCTCATGTGAGGAGATATATATTCTAAATTTGTAGAGCCAATTAATGTTTCAATAGATTTATTAGAAACTTCTGCAAAGTCTTTAAAAAACATATCAGACATAACTTGTTCATTTAAACTTTCTACTCTTGCTTTTGCATTAAATCTTAAAGCTAACATCATTCTTGTTGTAAATCCTTTATTATCAGATACAGGACTATATATTCCATTATAAACTGAATATTTATTTTTTTGTAAACTAGGAGCCATAATATTATGTAAAACTGCATCTACTTGAACTCCTTTTAATCCATTTTCTTGTATCAATCTTAACAATCTTCCTTCGTAATTAAAAGCTAACATATTAAAATCTTGAGGCGCATAATTTTCATTACCTTTGTTAGTAACCGCAATAAAATCTCTATTATAATCTTTTCTAAAATCTTCAATGTCTTTTTTAACATTGTCGCTTAATTTTCCTCCTCTACCATTTATAGCATCTAAAGAACTTCCACTAAAATTTTGAACAGCTAAAGTAAATATTGTTCTTTCTTGTCTAGCATTTTCATAAATAGATTTCTTAAATTCTTCTTGAACTCTACCATCTAACTCTTCGCTTGTCATTTCTATTTTATTTTTTTGATTTTCATATTGAATTTTACTTCTAATGTAATTTTTTATAGAATCTACATCTTGTTGTTGTAGTTTTTTATCAAGAGACATTTCTTTTAATGTTTTGCTTTGTTTTTTAATAAAATTACTAACATTATCTATTGCATTATCAAAATATTTTATTTGCTTGTTGTCAATATCGTTTCTATCAAATTTATTAATATTTAAAAATTCATTTCTTTGTTCTCTTAAACTATTTAACTTATTTCTTAATTCTTGAATTGCTTGATTTTGTTCTTCAAATTTTTGATTACTAAACCAATCATCTTTTATAACATCGCTTTTTCCAACAATAACATCTTCTACCCAAGTAGTATAACCAGCATCATATATAAGTCTATCTGCTGAAGATATTGCTCCGTATTCTACATTTTTATGATAAGCTTCGTGTTTAACTGCTAGTTTATAGTCTAACGGCAATACATTTTCTAAAGCTGTAGCTTTTATTGCATCTGTTTGGTTTTTAAGTGTTGACAATTTTAATGCAGGGTGTACATCCATATTATGTCCATTAAAATTCAAATTCTCTATAACCTTTTGTACTTCAGGGTCTAATTTTCCATTTTCATCAGCAAACATATATCTTATTTTTTTCTTAATAGCATCAGCTGGATTTTTCATTTTTTGACTATATTCACCCCAAGCACGAACTTCATCAGTCGCTACAGCTGTTTTCTTTTCTCCAGAACTCCAATTACCTCCAGAATTAAGCAATAAATTATCTCTTATTTTTAAATACTCATAAAAAACAAATTTATCCATATCTCTTAATGTATCTCCTTGAATATTTTGTTTTATTTGGTTTCCATCTTTATACACAATGACTTCTAAAATTCCGTCTTGGTCTGTAAAAATTCTATTTAACATTTTATCTTTAGTTAATTTTTGAACATTGTAACCACCAGTTTCTGCATCTAAAGCATCTTGATTGAACTCATCTATTTTAGCTTCAATATCTGTATTCTTTAAATCTGAAAAGTTATCTTTAATTTTTACATATCTACCTACACCTGTTTTTATTACTAAACCTTGTACTGTTTCTCCATGAGGCATACGTGTTTTAGGTTGTACTAACCAGCTAATTTGTGAAGGTAAGTTCATTGCTGTACCTTTTACCTGGTCTCCAACTCTTTCATTGCTTATTAATTTTTGAAGACTTTGTCTATTTTTTAATTCAAATTTATCAAAATTATTTTTTGCATTATTGCTTTCTGGAGTATATATATGTTGACCCATTAAATCGTTAAATCCATACCAAACTGATTTAGGTTGCGCATAAATACTAATTACGTTGTCTATGTCATAGTCTCCTTTTAAATGATTTATAACATCTAACGCACCCATTACTTTTTTATTTTTTTCATTTTTTCCACCAAAATCTTTTATACCAGTAACAATAATACTATTCATTTTAGAAATTGGATTTCTAAAATCTATAGAAGCTATTTGCATATTTTTTATTCCAAAACCTGCTTTACCTTTTGGAGATATATAATCATACAATTGTCCCATTGTGTCAAATTTTTGATTAAACATGTCTTTTAATTTTGCAGATTCTTTGCTAGTAAGTTTAAATGCAGTTTGTAAATCTTTTTTACTCATTAATCGTAAATCTTCATAATGAACTAAAGTATCTAAACCGCCTGCATCTCTCATAATAAAAGCCATATTTTGTTGTTCTATAGTTTTATTGCGAGTTACCCAAGATTCTAAACTTTCTCCATAAGTAATAACTCCTTGTTTATCTGCTATTGTAGATTTTAAACTTCCTGTCATATCAGGATGAATAACAGCATCATTAGAAAATTTTAATTTATCATCAAACATATATTTTTTATCAAACATATTAAAAAATTGATTTCTAAACATTATTGGGTCAATACCATGTTGAGCTAATTTTAATAAAACTCCAGCTTGTGTATCTACATCATTTAATTCAGCGCTTTTTATTCTACTTTGTGCTAAAGTTAATTCAAAAAACAATTCTTTTGCTTGCATTCTATCAGAACTAGAAAACGCTTGTTTAATAATAGCGTTATTGTTTCTAACATTTTGAGTCATATTATATTCTATAAAATCATTCATTACATTTACGTGATTAGGCATTTTATAAAAATAACCAGTAAAATTAGGAACCATTTTACCTTCTTTTTTACCTTTTGTGCTTAACAATTTAAAATCTTCTATTGTGTAAGGATTTTTATGGAAATCATCTATGCCTATAAAATCATTAAAACTATTAACTTCTAATACTTTATTATAAAATTCATCACTATAATTACCTATAGCTTTAGCGGAACTAGTATTTACAAAAATTGTTTTACTATTATCTGCGCTAGTTAATTCGTCTGGTAAATGTTTAGAAGCTATATTAGGCAGTTTAGCTGTTTTAATAGGAACTAACTCACCTTTACTATCTGCTTTTTGTCCTATAAGCTTATTTCCTGAAACTTCATCTAATTCATTTAATGTTCTACCACTTAACATAGCTTGTAATTCTGCTAGTTCTTTTGGTTGAAACGTTGCTCCATCTACGATAGATGTATCTTTTTGACCTAAATCTTCTTTAATCGCATCATAAGCTCTTCGTTGAACTTTGTTGAACTTTTGTATATCTTTACTATCTAAATCATCAAATTCTTTACCAGTAATTGATTTAAATTCATTGTCAAAATTAGTTTTTGCTGTTGTATGAGAACTAAATATATCTTGAACTCCTCCAGTTTTAGATTTAGTTGCTTTATTAACACTTTCATCTGTATAGTATACTATATTATATTCATTATTTAATATACCTTGCATTGTTTTTTTCATTTCCAATAATTTAGGATTTTTAATTGTTCTTCCATCTATGTATTTAATCATAGTTTTCAAGTCTACTGATTTAATTACTTTGGCACTTTTATTGTCATGCAATTTAAAATATTTTAATCCTTTATATTGGTCTTTAGAAGGAACTGAATCTATTTTTTGCCATGTCTTATATCCTATTCCTCCTTGTTCTACTGGTTTACCAAAAATTAAATCTTGCATCCATTTTGTTAATTTGTTTGCAGTTTCTTCAGCGTTTTTATTAAAATCAGTTTTATAATCTTGAGTTACTTCATCAAAAATTATTCCTTCTATTGCGTCATATGCTAATTTGTTAGCTTTTCTCCAATCTACATAATTATTAGCAATTTCACGCATTACGCTATCATCCATTTTTATACCTATAACAGTATTTCTATTAAGCCTTATAGGTATTATAGCTCCAGTAATAACATCAACAGGGTCGTCTAATTGTTTATTTCTTATAAGTTTATTATTAACTTGAGCATATCCATCGCTTGTCATTTTTCTTAAAGCATTTGACATAAAAACTTCATCTTTAAATGAGTTCATTGGTCTATAACTATTTCTAGCAAACCCACTATTATTAATCATAAAAACAGAATCTTGCAATCCGTTAACTTTAAATATGTCTTCTAAGGAATCTAATAATAGATTTTGTTCCATTGTAACGTATTCAAATTGATTTGGTCTTGCTTCTTGGTCAAAAGTTAATAATCTCATTTGAGTTTTATTATTTAATGTAGCTCCAATACTAATTAATTCTTGGTCTAAAACATCTACATCAACATCTTTGTTTGTTTTAATAGTTTCTTTTCTTAAATCTTTTAAAAATTTAGCTGTATCTCCATTCCAGCCTAAAAGTCCTTTTAATTTTCCAGATTGTATGTCTGCAATACTATGATATTCTTGTAATTGTTTTAATAAATTGTTAGGATATTGTGACTGTTCTTGAAACAAAGGATTATCTGAATTGTTTTTTAAATCAGTTCCATATTTACTTATAAATTTTGGTAAAGTAATAGCTAAATTATTAACTTCTGATAGATTGTTAGCATCAGCATCTAGTATTTTTTCAGTTTTGTCTATCCATTCTTGATTTACATCTCCCCAAGATTTTTTACTTTCTTGATTTAACAAATCTCGTAAATCATTATAGTAAGCATTATATTTTTTATCATTTTTTGGAGGTCTTTTTAATTGTCTTGTTTTGTTATTCATGTATCCATGATTCATTAATAAAGTATAATAACTATCTAGTCTTGGAGAATTTTCTTTTAATGATTTATACACTAAAGATGCTAATTGTGATTCTTGTGCAATAGTAGATTGTTTCATTTCAGCAACACTTTCTGCAAATGTAGTAAGATTGTAATTCATATCTGCTACTTTTACAGCTTCAATTTTATTTCTCATGTCACGAATAATATCTGCGTCAAAAATTAAATATTTTTCAGTACTTGGTCTTAAATGACCTACGTTAGATTGTAGCTTTTCGTCAAATCTATACATATAAGGTTCTATATATGTTTGTATATCTTTTATTAACGATAAATGTAATTCATCAATTTGTTTAGGGTCTAAATCATTATGTACTTTTTGCAATGCTTTGTGCATATCGTTATGTATTTGTGCGTCTTGCGGGTTTTGAACATATTCGTCTATATATTTTACAAATGAATCAGCTTTTTGAATTTCGTTAGTATTTAAACTTCGTACAGCTACTATTTCTGCTGGAACTGAAGTACTACGTCTATTAGTTAAAATATTAGCTTCTTCAAAAATAGTTATAATTTCCCTATCACGATTATCGTAAGTTGTTAAATCTCCATTTTCATCTATTTTACGTCTACTTAAAAAATCTTCTTTCCACATTAAATCATCTACTACATCATTAAACACAGGAGAAACTTCATCATTTTTAAATCTTACATAACCAGAAGAAATAAATGAATTTCGTAAAGGAGTAACATCTGAATCTTTTAATTTTTTCTCATTACCCTTGAAACTTATAGAGTCGTTTCCTTGGCTTCTTAACATAGGAGCTATAGTTTCTATAAATGCTTTATTTTTTTTATTTAAGCCAGTTAAATTAAAATGTTCAGCACGATATCTCCATGCATCGTTTTCCTGAAAAACATCTTGTAATTGTTTTCTTATTAAAGGCAAAGAACTAGCATCTAATCCAGCTTGTGAATCTAAAACTTTTGGAACAAATTCTACTATATCTTCTGCGTCAAATATAGTTTTCATTGTTCTACTTTGTTGAAAAACCCAATCAGTAGTAGAAAATGTGACAGGTCTATCTATTCCTTCATCTGAAAATTGCGAAGCTTTATAATTATTAGTAAATCCTCTTTTTATACCCATCATAGTACTAAAAAATACATCTTGGTCTATATCTCCTTCATTAACTTTAATTTCTTTACCTGAGTATTTAACTGTTCCTTTAGAAAATTCTTCTGCATACTTTACCATACCAGTTATTTCTTCAAACATATTTGCATATTCTGCTTTTTTCCATTGTATGTTTCCTTGAATTAACCTAGGAAAAGTATAAACATTTTTACCTGTAATTGCATCTGGCTCTATAATAGGTCTAGTAGGAAACTCTATTCCAACCATTCCAGATTTTTGTGCTTGACTATATAAATCTACTAATTCGTTACTTAAATCACTTACAGATTTTTCAAATGTAGGTTTAATAATTCTACCAGCAAGTATTTGAATATCACTAGAATATCCAATTCTAGCTCCCATAGATTTAATTCTAGATTCAAACTCTAAAACTTCTTTTTTATTTAAAGAATCAAATGGTTTAAATCCTCTATTTTTTTGAGGTAAATAACTAGGATTGTCAAAGTATTCAACAAAAGCATCATAGCTTTTACGTATTCCTTCTACTCTATCTGTTCCTAAAGCGTTTAACTCTTCTCTTTCTTTTTTGGAAATATCTTTAGATTGTATATTTCTATTTTTTGTTACAAATAATAACTTTCCTTGTTTTTCACCTTTTTTAGGTTTGTAAGAAGTATTTATTAAAGCATCAGCTTCCATATATTTAGGACTTTGTATGTCTAATTGTGCCATTTTTAACATTTCACTTGCACTTGCACCTGAAACATCGCTTTGCATTACTTTGGCTCTAATAGGCATCCATAATTCGTGGTCTGTTCTAAATTGCATTGCTTCACTGAAATTAACCATTTCTTTTAAATATATTTGCTCATCACCTAAAGCTCTATTCCAACCACTACCTCCTGTTATCCAAGTATCAGCTTCTGCTCCTTTTCCTTTGTATTGTAGTTTATGTCCTCTTTTAAACATAAAATATCCTAACATACCTCCCAAAACATTATCAGGAGTTACTTCGGAAGCTTGACCAGTCATAAATTGTTGAGCTCCACCTAATAAAAGAGCCCCAGTTAATTGTCTTGGTTTAGTTTGCCACCAATCTGTTTTAATAAACTCTAAAAATTGTTTTCTATGTGTTGTAGCAATATCTTGACCAAGTTCATTCATAGCTCTTTTCATTAATAATGCAGCGGCTTCTTTTTCTTCTGGAGTTCCTTTCTGTGTAATTTTTCTAAGATTATCCATTGTTAAATCGCCTTTTAACATTTTTCTTAAACCTTCATTTTTTTTACTATATATACTAGTATTAAAAGAACTTTCAACTACTGGATGTCTCATTCTCCTAAAATAACTAAATCCATTTAAAACGTCTTCTCTATTATTTTGACTTTTTTTACCGTTTATTTTAACATTATTCATGAATTTTTTAGTTCCACCAAATAATAATTTTAAATTATCTCTATCTTGTTTTTTCCATAATCTAAGAGAACCTTGAGGAGCTCCACCAGGAATAAATCTTAAAGCACCTGCTAATGCACCAAATCCCATCATTTCTGTAAAGAATTGTTGTGGAGTTTGCAATTGTTCTTCTCCTCTTATATGTCTAGAAGCAACAAATCCTCCCTCTACTACACCATAAGCTAACATATCTTCTACCATATGTCCTGCTAAAGCGTTAAATCTACCACTTCCAGGAAGCGATGAACTTATTAAATCTGGAAGAGTGTTAATAGGTCTACCTCCTATGTTTTTCCAATTATCGCTAGCAATTCTAGTAATTCTATCAACTACTTCGTTTCTTGGTTTACCCCCAATAATTTTTGTACCTGCTCCAATAGTATATCCACGTTGTTTACCAGCTTTAACTAAAAACTCTCCAGCTCTTGTGCGCATAATATCATCAAAAATATTAGCATCCATTTTTTTAGAAGACCTAAATATTTGAGCTAAATGAGAAAAGTTTTTAATAGGATTTAAAAGTTCAGGGTCTACAACATCTTTAATAAAATCAGCTCTAGATACTTTTTTACCATCTCTAGTTATTCTAACTCCTTTTAAGGCTTTATTTATTCCTTCTCTTTGAACATCTGCTTGTCTAATTGTATTGCCTAATTTTGTTCCTTTTGCAGCTTGTTTACCAATACCGCCTACAACAATTTTACCTCCTTGTAATATTTTTTTATAACCTAATAAATAACCTCCCATAGTACCTATAGATTCAGATGCTTGACCAAGTTTTGTTTTTGGTTTATCTACAACACCCATTTTTTCTAAATCTAGAAAATCAAAAGTAAGAGTTTTTACTGCTGCAGTTGGACCTGCAGTTACAGCTTCAAACAAACTTTTACCTACATCATTATATACAGCTTCTTCGGGGGATAAATCTATTGCTGTGCTTAAGTCAAATAGGTCGCTTTGTGTGTTTTGATTAACTTGACCTTGCTTTTCTTCTAGAACACTAGACAATGCGTCTAATATATTTTCTTTATTTTGTCCATTCATATATGAATAACTATTTATTCTTTCTCAGGGAAAAGTGTATTAATTCTTTCAAATTCGCTTTCCTGATTATCTTTTTTATCTTCTAAAATATTTAAAACTGTATTTATGCGAACTAATTTTCTATCTGCGTTCATTTGTATTATCGCATCTCTTGTTTCGTCTAATTCAGCTTCTAAAGCTTGTTCTAAATTTAGATTAATTTGATTTTTTTCTTCTTGTAATTTTTCAATACTGTTCTCTATTGTTTCAATATTTCCAGAAATTGTAGTTGTTGTTTTTTTGGCAAAATTGCTACTACGTGGTTCATAATAAGTTTTAACACCTGGAACAATATATTCTTTTTTATTTGCATTATATTTTAAATATGATTTATTTCCTATGTATCCAGAAGCTTCTAATGCTTGCGCTTGTGGATTAACACCAGCAACATCAGTTGCACCTAAAACTATTTTATCTGCTTCATACAAGCTACTTAAATTTCTTAATTCAGCATCATCAAAATCAAATTGCATTTTAGGTTGTTGAAATGATTGCTCTTCAAAATTTTGTATAAAATCTTCTCCTTGTTTAGCATCTTCAATTTCTTTTGTATATTCTTTATCTAAATTGTCTAATTGAATTAATTCATTTAATCTATTTTTAGCATTTACAAAATTTCTTTGTGCTATAGGGTCTCCATCTTGACCTACATTTAAAGGAATAATATTTAAAGCTCTTGAACCTTTAACAAATGTTGATTCTCTTAATCTTGAATCTTCATCAAAAAATTTAACAAGACTAAGAAGAGCGTTACTATTTGTTCTTCCACCTTCTATGTATCCATCTAAAGTTACTGCTATAAATTCAGCATCTTTTACATTAAATCCTAAATCTTCAAAATCGTTTTGCAAATTTGTTCCATTAATTTTTCCTTGGTTATCTGTCTGAGCTTCTACATATTGGTCAAAATGTCTATCATAAAAAGTTAATAATTCTTGATTTCTAATTTGTAAATTTTTGTTTTTTTCTAAATCCATTCTATTAATAAATTTATCACGTAATTCAGCATTTAATCTTCTTTCTTCTCTATCAGCTGCTTGCATTCTCATTTGTCTATCAGTTGATAATTCCATAGCTCTTAAAGAAGCTGTTACGTCTGTTTGATATCTTCTTTCTTCTTGTTCTAGTAATCTATCTAATACTTCTAATATTGCCATAATTATTGTCCTTTAGCCTGCAAAAAAGTTTCTTAAAAATCCTTTACCTTTTCTTTTGGATTGTATTTCTCTTTTATATTGCGCTATTTTTTCATCTGCCATTGCTTGAGCTTGTTCGTTTTGTTGATGTGCGCTTGCTACCATTCTATCAAATCTTCTATCAGCTGCTCTCATACCGCTTAAAGTATCTTGGTCAGCTTGTTCAGTAGCTTCATATAAAGTTTGTTCAAATTGCCCTGAATGTTTAAAACCTTGAATATTTACATCTCTAGCATCTTCTGCTTTTTCTTTTACCTTTTGAACTTTATCAAAAACTTCATCTGTAGAATATTCATAATCATCTTGTGCTACATCTAATTGAGAATATAAAGTTTCGTCTGCTTGTAATTTTTGTTTTTTTTGATTAGCTATTTGTGCATTTAACCCTTGTATGTCTAATGCAGCTTGACTATTAGCGCTTAAAGCTCTAGAAGTTCTATCTACCATATCTAATCCAAACATTGCTAATTTTAACATATATATTCCTTTATTTTCCCATTAAATATTGCCACATTGTCTTATCGCCCATATCAAAATCAGAATCTCCCTCGCCTAAATTTACACTATAATCATATTTTGTATCCCCTAAAATTTCTTTTAAATATTCTCTTGTTTCTTTTTTAAGGTCTGCACGATTTCCGCTCCATTTATCTATATTTCCTACTCCAGCATTATAAGCTGCAACAGCTTTTTCTACATTGCCTTTATAATGTTTTGCTAATCCTTGTAAATATTCAAAACCCATCATTTTTCCTAAACCTTTAGTTTGCAATAATTTAATAGCACTAGCTTCATCTTTAGCATCATATTTAATACCCATACTATCAGCTATTTCAAATATATTTCTACTATAACCAGGTTGCATAGCTGTAGAAGGTCTTAATTGAGATGGACCATAAGCTATAGGTTTAGTTTTATCTTCTACACCAGTATTTTCGTCATAAGCATAAGAAACAGCCATTAAAGGGTTTTCTTCTCCGCCTGATTCTGCTTTTATAAGTTTTTCATAAATATTTGCAACATTAGGTTTTTTTCCGTGTAATAACATAGCAGACATTTTATTTTCTTGATACATTTTACCAAAAGCGTCAAAATCTGCTCCTTTAAACTCTATTCTGTTTTCTCCTTTTCCTACATAAAAACGTTCTGTGCCAATATCACTTAATTTAGCTTTACCAGCTCTTACATCGGCTAAAGTTGTTATTTCTCTATCTACTTCTTCTTCGGATATATTTTGATAAGTATCTATTCCAAATTTAATTCTTCCTCTTCTTTCATTTAGCGATTTTCTATCTTGATTTAAAGCTAGTAATTCTCCGCCAAACGATATTGCATTAGAAATAAAAGTACTATCAGTAACTGCGTCTGCTACATCTAATTTTCTATCTAAGGCTATAGTTTTTGATTTTTGGTCTAAAGCAAACTCATTAGCTTTTGAATCTGCAGCACGCATTCTAGCGCTTTTTATTCCTTGATTTTTATATGCTTTCATAAATTCCTTAGATTTTTATTAAAAAATTAATTATTATATTGTAAAAAATCAACTGTTTTGTTATCCAGCTTTTGCCTGTATAAACTTTTTTACTTTGGCATTATCTGTAGAAGGTCTACCGCTAGTAATATTTATCCATTGATTTTCATGTTTTAAGTATTGTTCTACTTTGTTAAAATTTCTTTCATTTACAAAATAAACTATATCTCCATTTTGTCCCGATTCTTGCTCAGGAATACTATTTACAAACTTAGGCTTAGATTGAGTTTCATTTCTCATGTATCTTTCTGGATACATAGTTCTATGAATAGAATTTGAACCGCCTACGCCTCTTCCTTCTGGTCTTTGAAACTTTTTTTCTGCTTGTTCAGCCATTATTTTACACTTTTTGTTCTAAAAATTATTGTTATGTCATTTATTTCAAAATCATTTGCTACTTTTTTAGTAGTAGTTGCGCCATCTTCGTCTGCTAATTCTAATCCAAAACCTCTAATTCCATTAGCATTTGATTGTGTATATAAATCTATTTCAGTCCAATCAGCGCTTCCTGGTATATTTGTTATATTAACACCGTTTTCATCTTGAAAAGAATGTACAAATCCACTACCGTCATAAGAATATTTAGGAGTTATGTTAGTATTGCTACCTGAAGCTCCTTTATAAGTCATTCTAACTTTTATAATTTTCTTTTTTGCTTGCGTTCCAAACGTATATTCTTTTGTTTGCAATTTAAAATTATTAATTGCTTCAGTAGATGCAACATTCCAAGGAACAACTGTTGTTTCATCGGTAGCATTTTCATATCCGTATATTAATTTATTGTCCCATAAATTTATCAAATTAGTTATATTTTTACCAGCATTAGAAACACTTAATCTTCCAGTTCCTTTAGTCCAACTTTTTGTTACCATATCGTATAACAAAATATTAGAAGAATGAGCTGATTCAAAACCTTTTACTAATAATAATTGTTTTTGTTCTGGTATATAACCAATAGAAGTTTTACCGTCTTCATAAAAATCTTCCCAAGCTTCTTGAGAAAATCTACGAACGCCTTCTTTTACCGTTAATTCTATTACTTGTTGCCCATTATACATATATACTCCTTGTTGGTTACACCAAGCAACTCCATAATCAAATTCGCATACAGCATTGTGATGAGAAACTCCTTTAAATTTATAACTAGCTTCTAAAAATTCTTGTGATTTTGTAGCGTTAATAATATGTAAAGTATTTTGTTTGTATTGCAAAATTCTATCTGCAAATGTAGCAAGTCTTATAATTTCTTCTCCATCAGCTACAGCAACATCAATTCTTCTATCTAATGTAAATGAATCATATTTATTGCTCTTGCTTTTAAACATACTATCGCTTAAAGCTCTCTCAGTGCCATCAGATTGGACTAATTTTACATTTCCTATATAAACCCTCTTATTTAACATTACAGACGTTTTCCATTTGATTTCTGATATATAATTTCTTTCGTCAAATCTTCTATTTTGTCTAGGTGGAAAATCATGAGGGTCTCCTAAATGAAACTTTCCTGGATTTATTAATGCGTAATTAGCCAATTTCTACCTCTTGTTCGTATTCAGGTGGAACGGCAGCTCCACTATCAGTTATAGTTATAGTATAAATACCAGTATCTGCAATAACATTAAAATTTTCATCTAATACTTGAACTCTAAATTCTCTATCAGTACCTAAACTAGGCAATGTTATAGGAACATAATAAGTATCATCTGTGTTGTAATTAGGGGATGTTCCAGTTTTTAATTTAATTAAAGAAGTTCCTACAGCGCTTACATATAAAGGAGATACGGCTCCACCCCATATTCTTAAAAATCCAAATCTATTATCAAATCCATTAGCCGCATTATTGTTTTTTATTTTTACTCTTAAATAAACTTGTGCATACGATTTACCCGTAGTGTTTGTATTGTAATCTGTAAAAGGAGCGCTACCACCATCTGCTGACATCCAATTAGTTCCAGTACCATCAGCTTTATCGCTAAAATGTATTGCACTATTAATAGTTCCTTCATTACTCCAAATAGAAACACCTTCTCTTCTTACTTCTCCAGTTCCTGCATTTCCAGGTTCTACATTGCTTCCAATCCATATACCGTGAGTACCTTGGTTAGTAGCATCAAATACTTTCCAATAATGTTTACCGCCTTCACGCAAATCAGTATGTCTTAAAAAAGTCCATTCATCATCGCCTTGTTCTTTAAAATACCAATTAATACCAATCATTCTATTTTCATTTCCTAAAATATGATTTGTAGAAGATGATATATTATTGCTTGTGCCCATTGATATATATACTTGGAATGACATTCTATTATTATACAAAGGCAATATATCTTCTACTAATCCTACAAGATTGCTATAAATAGGAGTTATAGGTCCTTCTTGATTATCTTTAAATACTGGAGTTGCTCCAAAAGTATAATTACCATTCCATTCTCCTCCTTCGTCTTTCATATAACCTAAAATTAATCTACCTGCTTGAGACCCAATTTCATTTTCAGTAGGATTTGCTTCTGTAATGTCTTGCAATTTTAACCCTTGACCAGCCAATGAATTTAAATTATTAAATTTTTGGTCACCAGATGAAAATTTTTTAATATCATGTACGTTGTTAGTGTTTCCAGAAGAATTAGTCCAATATAATGATGAATCTATATATCCAAACCATTTAGAACTTTGTGAAGCTAAATTAGCATCTGATATTCTTAACATACCCTCTCCGTAATAATAATTAGGTTTAATGTTTCCACCAAAAGTAACTTCGTGTGACGAGTCTATAAATCCAGGGTCTTCGTCTCCATCACTATTATAATCTGGTTTATCTCTATAATAGAATTTAATTTTATTGTTAGATTTGTTATACATAGCTAAATAATCTTCAGAATTATTATTTCCATCTTTATCGTAATCTTGTGAAAAAAAATGTAAACCATACCCTGGTTCTATTTTTACAGAAGCTCCTGTTAAAGTAGAAGACAAAGCAGAGCCTTTGTTTCCTAAACCTACTATTTTTCCTAAACGATGAAAAGACACTCCGTCAGCTAATCTAAATTCTTTATCTTCTATATCCCTAGGGTCTGAATTGTCGTTTATTCCACCATGAAATGCTAATATTTTAAATTCTTGTTTAGGCACTTTTTTTCACCTTCTCAAATGAACGCATTCCCCCAAGACCGAGCATTCCGAGAAGTACTGTTGTAAGAGTACCCATATCAAAGGTTGGTAATACAATTTCATTTCCTAAACTATACATAATAAATGTAAGTAAAGGTTGCAATAAAAAATGATACCCTAATGCTGTGGCACATATCCAGCCCGTGAAGGGCCTCCATCCCGCAACAAAGATACTTGTATGACCAGCTTCTACTTTATTGACTTCCATTTGTGCTTTGTTAATTTCTGCAATCAACTCAGCTTTCTCCTGTTTGTCTAAAGTAAACTTGTCTACATGACCTGCAACCTTATCAATAATACCAGCAACTACATTTAGTTTAGGCATTATTTTTTACCTTTCTTTTTTTTGTTCGCTTTTACAACTTTTGCTTTAAGTTTTGCAAATTCAAAACATTGTTTACATCTTTGTTTTAAATCATCAGCACAAAATAGTGCATAATGAAGACCAAAGCCTAAAGCTAATCCTACTATAAATCCTACCATATTTTCTCCTATCATTAATATATTAACCAATTGAATCCAACCTTGGACTCATAACTTTGTACATCGTACATACTTAAGTATCTTCCTTCTAAGAAAATACCAAACTTTTTACTAAGCTTCCAACCATACACTAAGCCTAAATCATAATCCATTCCATTTTCAGCTACATCGTAATTAAATGAATAATCAGACATACCCTTTGTTACTGGATATGCGGTAGCCCAAAAGTGAAACCAATTATTAGGCATATATTTGTAATAGTCAGCACCAATTGATAAACTTAATTCGTTTTGATAACCAAGGTCTTTTGCATACTCTTCGTTATATTCTCTTACAATTTGACCATAAATTTGTTTATAAAATTGGTCATCTGATGTAGCTACAAGATTGCCTTCAGCATCCCACCATAAATAATCATAATATTCATATCCATATTGAGTATATTGTTGCTCAAAAGAATCTGTAAATCCATAGAAATATGCAAATTCCCAAAATGGAATATATTCACTAGTATCTATACCTTGTTCATCCCACCATAAATCAATAGGTCTAAAGTCTAAATACGCTGGATGGCTTCTACCTGCAACTCCCATAGATAAAGCAAGATTACCAAAATCTTTTTTTACTCTCATATCTAAACCTGCAAATTCTACATCTTCTAATCCTCTAAAGTCGTAATTTGCTTTTGCAATAAAATGCTCACCCATATATCTAAGCATAAATTGTTTATTTGTAAACTCTTCTTCAAACTCTTTGTGGTCTGAATATTCTATTACATATTCCCAGCCTGTAGGAACATTACCAATAGCGGCACTTTCATTAATAGGCGCTTCTTTACCAGTATACCAAACTTCAGGTTTATTTTCATAACCAAATCTTGCAAGTTTACGAATACCAAAAGTCATAACTGTATGGTCATCTAACTCTTGTTGTAGTTCCTGTAACTGTCCACCTGACACTTGGTATTGCAATTCTTTAGTTATTGGACTACTGAAGCTATATGCGCCGTATATAGTGCTAAACTTAAAGAAGTCTTGTGCTGATAAAGTGCCTACTAATAATAGGCAACTTAATATTTGTTTGTAAAACAAACTTAAATAATACATCATTGAAATCTCCTTAACATTATTTTATCAATTTCATCATCTATTTCTTTTTTTATCTTATTGCTGTCCAGGTTAAATGATAAACCTGCTTCAAATCTTTTTATCTCTTTGCCATATTCAAACATAATAATTGTAGGAACTGATTTAATTCCCCATTCATTAGCTATAATAGCACCATATTGTTTATCGTCTATACTTGCGTTAAACCATTTACAATTTTTTAATTTACCTAAATCTATAGAAGCTTTAATATTCCAGTCTGCATTGACTTGAACTATAACGCATTCGTCTTGACTTAATAACTGTATTTGTTCTAAATCTTTTAGTTTACCTTGTGAGTGTAATGGCGTAAGCCACAACGACAAACCAAGTAACGATAAAATACCATAATATAAGTTCATCTCTGTACCTCATTAGTTTTGTTGCATCATCATACGTTCGATATTCTTGACATCATCACGCATTTCTTTTTGCTCTTCCTTCATTTCTGTTACATCTTTTTGCGTTTCTATGATGGTGTTTCGTATCATTTGGTCTTTTAAATCATATTCTGTACGACCCACTTCTGGAACTGGTAGTTCTTTTGCTTCTTCAATATCCGCTTGAAGAGTAAACCACATACCAATAACCATACCAACAGAAACTAGAATACTAATTGCTGTTTCAATTGTAAGACTAAACTTAGTGTCTTTTCCTACTTCCATGTTATCTCCGTAATCTAAAGGTTAATGTAGGGGAGAATTAACTCCCCCCTCATTTCTATTTTTCAGCTGGAGGCACAACTTTGAAGCCTTGTTGTAAAAGACTATTTATGTAGTTGTGTGTTCCACGCAATTCAGCAATTTGAGCTTCAATTACCTTCAATTGTTCTTCTAAATTGATAGGTTCTTGTACTATTTCTTTTGCTTTATCTTGTTCTTTAGCCATTGTTTCTCCTTATTTACTATTAATAGTGCTTTAATTTATTAATTTAAATCATTATTATCCACAATTAATTTAGGTGCATAATAAGTATTACCTTCGCCTTTTAAGTACCAATTTACTCTAGCTTTTTCAGGTATTGTTAAATTAACTGATTCAAAATCTATCCTACTCTTTCTTTCAAATTGTTGTATTTCGTGTACTTTTTTAATGTATTTTTGTACTCCGTCATACTGACTTTCTTCTTGTAAAAAATTATTATACCAAGTAAGTATAGTTCCTTCTTTACAATGTTGCATTATTCTAGTAGGAAAATATCTTTTATTTATCATATCTCCAAAACCATCATAAAATACACCATCGTATTTTTTATCAGTAGGTATATTATCATACCAATCACCTTTAACTGGTATTACATTTGGTTTATCTTTAGCCCATTCTACTAATGCGTCATATATGCCATCATTAATTTCAATAATAGTATGCGATTCTATATCGTGCGCTTGTATTAAATCAGCACTTATACCCATACCAAAACCAAATTCTAATATATGTCCACCATTAGCACATACAATATCAGCGTGTTTTTGCATAATAGGAGTTTCCCAAGTAGACATTACATCCCACCCAGTAGCTTCGTCTATAATACAATCTTCTTTAATTGTATAATTTGCTGCATATGCGTATCCTTTCATCGACCAGGACCTCCACCAGCAACGTGTTCTCCGCCTATAAGCTCAGACATTTTATATGGAGCTTGTTCTATAGCCGCTGTTTGAGATGCTGTAATATCTGCTTGAGTAGATTGAAAATCACTATTAGTGCCTCCAATTTTATCAAACTCATCTCCAGGTCCACCATCGTTAGCAAAGGTCATACCTTCGCCACCAGTAGACAATCCTTTTAAACTAATATTTGCTGTTTCCTGAACAACAGTAGCTTCGCCTACTGCTGAACCATTACTAAACAATCCTACATTAGTACTTCCTACTGTAACGCCCATTATGCGTCTTTAACTTTTTTATATTCTACTAAATCAGCTTCTACGTCTTTTAACATACCTTCTAATTTAGCCTTTTGAGCTTCTGCATCTGTTATAGCATCATCTACATTTTTAGTTTCTTCCCAATCTAAAACAGTTACATCTTTATCAGATGCATCTTTCATAACTTTAGTATGTTTAATTGAAACCATTTTTACTGCATCTGCTGCAACTTCTATTGCTTTAATTACTTTAGCCATTTAACTTCTCCTTAAGTTCGTTTATTTGTTGTTGTTGTTCTTGTACTGCTTTTATTAATACTGAAGTTAATTTAGCATAATCTACTGTTTTGTGAGTATCGCCTTCTTTAGCACCTTCTCCAATAGTCATAACTTCATTTACTACTTCAGGTATAATTTTTTCTATTTCTTGTGCTATAAATCCAATATCGTGCTGACCTTTTCTTTTTTCTTTCCAGTCAAACTCTACTGCTCTTATATTTAGCACATCTTTTAATCCATAATTAATATCTTTTACATTCTTTTTAAGTTTTTTATCAGAACCAATAGTAGATGAAAATGCAATTACATCTTCGTTTGCATGCAAATCTCCATCAGTAGTTACATATATTCTTGCTCTATCTATATAATCAGGCGTATTACCTGAGCTTCCATCTCTATATCCTACTTGCCAACTTTGCATATTACCAGCATATCTATTTCCACTAAACCATTGACCGCTATAATCTTCATCAAATTGATAATGTCCATTAGCTCTACCTTCAAATGATTGCATTCTTACGCCCATACTCATAGCTGGACTACCACCTCCATCTGCCGAAACTAACTCCATATTCCAATTACTATTTTGTGTAGTTATTTTCATACCAGTACCACTAGCACTATCTATTACAACACTTCCTCTTCCGTTAGTATCATTGTCGTCAATATGTAAAGCGTGTCTTGATGCTCCTCTTGCTGCATTAGCATAAATCTTTACTGCGTTTTCTGCTGAAGTAGAATTAACTCTAAACATACCATCACTATCAGTACCATTAACAACTATTTTACCATCGTTTTTAATAGTCATTCTTGGATTATTACCAGCAGTACAAAAGTCCATAAAGTGTGTATCGTTATGGTATCTTATTCTTCCAGCGTCATATTGCCCATAATCTCCAAATACTAAAAATGCATCAGAACTTGCACCAGCTTGTATAGCAATACCACCATTGGAATTTGATACTGTCATTATTTGATATGATGTACTTGGACTAGATACTTGTGTTCCATCTTTATATACTGTTAATAATGAACCAGGAGACGAGGTACCAATTCCCACGTTCCCTCCATTTAGCCAACTATTTCCATTTACATTTAATTGTACTGGATTTGTATAAGTAGCATCAGAACTAGGATTACTAGCTTTATATAATTCCATATAGCCATTACTACCATTATTATAAAATCTTGCTGTTGGAACAGCTCCACCTTGACCATTTCTTGCAAAGGTAATATCTTGTCCCCATCTTTGTGATTTAATTTGCATGTGGTCGCCAACATTTCTTATACCACCAGCACTATCATAAGTACTTATTAAATATTGCTGTGTTGTTGCTCCGTCATTTAATTGTCCAAGCTCTAAAACATCGCTACTATGAGAGTTTCCTCTAAATTTTCCTACACCAGCAACATCAAGTTCTTCTTGAATTGATGAATTAACTCCTATACCAACTCTACCGCTACTATCTATGGTTACTTTTTCATTACCTCCGACTGCAAACCCTAATTGATTAGCTGCACTTCTAAACATACCAGTATCAGTATCTGATACAAAACTATAAGAAGGAGCACTATTACTTCCAAAATAATTGTTTCTTATTCCCCAACTACCAAATCTTACTCTTTCTACTGCATCTCCAATAATTCTTGTTTGAGATGCTTCTATAATAATTATATCATCATTATTAGTACCTCTTCTTAAGCGTAAATCAGTTGAAGCATCTTTACTACTTATGTAGCCATTTGTTGTAGTATCTCCAGTAACATAAAAACTTGCATTTGTTCCATCAGCTTGTTTAACATATAATGTTCCACCACTTGCAACAATACCAGTAGCATTAGCATAGCTACTATCTGAACTACTATAAAAACCTCCTCCTTGATTAGTACCAGCTTCATAAGCAAAATAACTACCATCAATTAATGTACTTACTTGTCCATTTTTCTCAACAATTACAAATTCTCCACCATCATGAGATAATCCACAAACTCTTTCAAAACTTTGTCCACTTACTAAATCTCCTGCCCAACTTCCTGTGCTTAATACTCCAGATGTGCTATCTCCAGAATAAACACCTCCATTAGCAAGAGTTAAACCACTATTGGTTAAAGTCATTCTATTAGTACCGCCTGTAGAGAAACCTAATTGGTCTGCTGCGTGACTATATACACCAGTATTAGGGTCAGAACTAAAACTAAAACAAGGTATTGAAGCTGAACCACCGCCTTCTCCACGAATAAATCCACTACCAATTCTTGCGTAATAAGCACTACCAGCGTAATTTCTAAATCTATGTTCTCCAGCTTGATAATAATTATTCCCATCAGCAGTTCCACCTAAATACATTGAAACACTACCATTAGGGTTTAATATCTTAGTATAACTTGCGTCTTGTGTTGCAATACCAAGCACTTGTCTTGTTGGCTCTTCTTTGTGCAACCAACCAAATCCATCAGTAGTAGATTTTGTTACTGTCCAACTTTGATAAGCAGATGCACCACTACCATTTAAATGATTATCTAAACTTACTTTAAATCCATAATAATATTTATTAGAGTCATTATAGTCTCCAATAGCTATTGCTACATTACCACTTGAATTAATACCCACAAATTTTTTCTTTTTATCATTACCTCTATCATTTATTCTTGCAGCATAAGCATAACCAGCTACACCATCTTGTCCATTAACACCAGAATAGGTATAAAAATTAACATCAAAATCTATAAATGATTGATTACCATAACCATACCCTTTAACTGTAATAGTACACATACGAGCAGAAGCTCTAGTAATGTTAGTATTAATAACCATTGCACCATCCCATTGAGTATTGTCTGCAAAAGTCATTATGTTGTTAGTAGTAAATAATTGATTATTATTTGTTCCAAAACCACCTTGTTGTGA